TTATGGACGCATTATGGACATTCCTGACACCGGGTTAAGAGTCACTGCATCTTGTAAGAAATCCGGTGCAAAGTGTGCGTAGGTCATAGTTTGCTGAATGTTAGAATGACCTAGGATGCGCTGCAATGTGATTATGTTACCTCCATTCATTATAAAATGTGTGGCAAATGTATGCCTCAAAACATGCACTGCCTGTCCGTCAGGTAAATCGGGTTTTACTTCCCTGAGAGCGTTACGCACTTTGTAGTAACTGGCATTAAAAAGCCTGCCTGAATTTTTGGTCTTGATCCGTTTAATCAGGTCCTGCGAAACGGGAATTGTCCTGCGCTTTCCGTTTTTAGTTTTCATAAACGTAACCATCTGGTTAATGATGTGTTCAGCTTTTAAATTAGACACTTCACTCCAGCGTCCACCAGTAGAAAGGCAGACCAGAGTCGCATTTAATTCATCACCATCAAGCATGGATAACAGTCGCGTAATCTCTTCACTGGACAAAAAAGCCATTTCTGTAACAGCTTCACGTAACCGCTTAACCTCACGGAACGGGTTGTGAGAGTGGTATTCACCGGCGTCAATTAACTTGGTGAACATCCCGCTCATTATTGCCAGATGCCGATTTACGCTGGCTGGTTTTAGACCATCGTTCATCATTACAACGCGATAATCAGTTATCGTTTTCTTTGTTAGCTGGTCAGCTCTGGACACTCCCATTTCTGCAAATTTGGCGATTATTGTCGTTAAACGCCCCCGTTCAATATCTCCACGCTCATGTGATTTTCCGTGATATATCCACCATCTGCCTAACAACTCTGTAAGAGTTCGGCGGTCGGCTGGTTTCTCCAGCCACTCTTTGTTGTGGTAGTTAACCAGTACATGACGTTCGAATGCTTGAGCTTCACCTTTAGTTTTAAATTTTCGCCTGATACGTTTTCCATCTGCACCCTGCGGTCTGACGTCCACTTCATAACGACCATCATCGAGCTTTTTAATAGACATAAAGCCCTCCGATGACGCTGTTTACTTCTACTACTTGAAAATTAATGCAATTTTCTTTCGTACATTTACTACACACATATGCTGAATAAATCGTCAGCCAGTTTTCTGGTCTGAGTGGTGCAAGGTTGTTGAGTCTTGCCCAATGTGTGCGAGAGCCGGGGCTATTTGTCCAGCTGCTGGATCTGTTTCATCAAACATGAACCAGTCACGATACTTGCGAAAGCGTGGATGCTTAAACAGCTTCATACCTGCTTCCATAGGCATTTTTGATTTTCCTGATTCATATCCATGATATGTGTAGTAATTAATTCCAATTAATTCAGCAAGTTCCTTAGTTTTAAGGCGTTCGGATTCACGGATGAGCTTTAGTTTTTCACTTTGTTCACTTGACATAATTTTGCTAATCTCCAATTATATTGTTACTTGGCAATTTGTGATTCACTCAAAAAGGCTCTAGATGGCTCCAGTTGGTGAATCGCAAATCTTATGGAGGATAGCAAAGTGACGACAAATGTAGAAATTTCTTGTCCAACTAGCGATGAGGCAAGTTTCGAAAATGAAGCCAAACGTAAAAGCATTCAGATTTCAGAGCGCCCATCTGATTTGCTGTCGAAAGAAGGTTTTGCTCTTTACATCGGTAAGACACCACGCGCGGTGGCTGAAATGGCTAAAGCAGGAAAGCTGCCAGCCTTCTACATGACAGACCCATTAAAACCAAGAGGGAAAGCTGAATTATGGATTAATCGCCGTGAGTGGGACAAGTACGCAGCCCAACTGGTTGATGAAGCTCCGACAGAATGGCATGACTGGAAAAATCGCATTAGTTACAGCAAATCAAGACATGGCCGTGCGGCTTAAGGTGGAAAGGATGAACGAGCCTCGTTGTATTGCTCAGTTATTGCGTAACGAAAGCCCCAGGGCGATTGACTTTACCATCACCCACGGGAAGGGACGCAAGGGAATCATTATCCGCACCAAAAAACAGAGTCCGTTAAAGAAGGCTCTGACCTTTCTGAAAAGCCGGAGGGTCTGGAAATGACAGTGATGACGCTCAATCTCGTTGAAAAACAGCCAGCAACTATGCGCCGGATAATTGGTAAGCATCTGGCCGTCCCTCGCTGGCAGGAGACATGCGATTATTATAATCAGATGATGGAACGCGAACGGCTAACGGTTTGCTTTCATGCGCAGTTAAAACAGCGTCACGCAACGATGCGTTTTGAAGAAATGAACGACGTCGAACGTGAACGACTGGTATGTGCAATTGATGAATTGCGCGGGGCATTCTCAAAACGCCGTCAGGTTGGCGCAAGTGAGTATGCATATATTAGTTTTTTAACAGTCAGTCAGCGTCGCACTTTATTTATGCACGCACGACTGACAGAAAAAGAATTTAACCAGCCATACTGGCGAATTAATGAAGAGTCATGTTACTGGCGTGATGCTTTATTCCGTGCATTACGTGAATTATTCAGCCTGTTTGAGTATGCACCGACAATTCTGACGTCGGTAAAACCAGAGCAATATCTGCATTAAGTAATTAACCAGGGTTTTTAACGCACTTAATTGTGCGGGGCTTCTTTTTGCCTGGAGAAAGTCATGCATACAGTTTCTGAAAATCAGTGCGGTAAATACGCATTACTGCTGCAACAGGCCAGAACCGAAGCACAGGCCGACGCGGCGACGCGCTTTTCTTCTCATCTTGACGCCATGATTCGCCACATCACAAAGGCGGAGTTATCCCGCGTGGAGATAGTCGAGCTGCTCAGTCAGGAGTCGGAAAAATTTCACAATATCGGATTGTCTCGCGGGGAGGTACTTTGATGTCCTGTTCTCATTCAGTTGTATTACTGAATAACGCCTTAAAAATCGCCGTTATGAAAAATGGCGATTTGTCTCTTATTCAACTTTGTCTTGATAAAGAAAAACGCGACATCACTGAATCTGTTATCGCGATTTATCAGAATGAATTAAACCTCCTGTCTGATGTGGTCAATTTACTTGTTAAACGCGCTGTATTCCACAAGCAAATTTCCTCAGTGGATGAACTGACAAAATTAACGACAGAACTTGCCAGTTATTGCGCTGATGTATCCAGGAAACTTAACGATAAAAGGAGCTGATAATGCCGGACAACGTAGATTTTATTCAGGAACAACAGGCTGAATTACTGGAGCGCCAGATTAACGCGGCAAGGGTAAAACATTGCGGTGCTTCTGCGCTGGTTTGCGAAGAGTGTGACGCGCCAATACCTGCTGCCCGTCGTGCGGCTTATCCGTCAGCCACGCGTTGTGTTTCCTGTCAGTCAGTCTTTGAAGCAAAAAACAAACATTACCGGAGAACGGCATGAGTATTCGTATTGAAATTGGCGAACGTTATGTCGTTACCAGTGACAGCTTCCAGTTTATTCTCCACGAGAAAAAGAGAGCGGAAAGCGGTAAAAACGCCGGTCAGGAATGGCTGGCGGTGGTTGGTTATTACCCGAAATTAAGCCAGCTTGTTTCCGGCCTGATGCATCACGATATTCTGACCGGAAGCGCAAAGTCTTTTGCTGATTTAAACGCGCAGGTTGAGCAACTCAGCAGGCGTTGTTCAGAGGCTTTTGGCTCATATGGCCGTTAAAGCCTCCGGGCGTTTTGTCCCTCCGTCAGCATTTGCTGCAGGCACCGGTAAGGCGTTTACCGGTGCTTATGCATGGAACGCGCCACGCGAGGCCGTCGGGCGCGAAAGACCCCTTACACGTGACGAGATGCGTCAGGTGCAAGGTGTTTTATCCACGATTAACCGCCTGCCTTACTTTTTGCGCTCGCTGTTTACTTCACGCTATGACTACATCCGGCGCAATAAAAGCCCGGTGCACGGGTTTTATTTCCTCACATCCACTTTTCAGCGTCGTTTATGGCCGCGCATTGAGCGCGTGAATCAGCGCCATGAAATGAACACCGACGCGTCGTTGCTGTTTCTGGCAGAGCGTGACCATTATGCGCGTCTGCCGGGGATGAATGATAAGGAGCTGAAAAAGTTTGCCGCCCGTATCTCATCGCAGCTTTTCATGATGTATGAGGAACTCTGCGATGCCTGGGTGGATGCGCATGGCGAAAAAGAATCGCTGTTTACGGATGAGGCGCAGGCTCACCTCTATGGTCATGTTGCTGGCGCTGCACGTGCTTTCAATATTTCCCCGCTCTACTGGAAAAAATACCGTAAAGGACAGATGACCACGAGGCAGGCATATTCTGCCATTGCCCGCCTGTTTAACGATGAGTGGTGGATTAGTCAGCTTAAAGGCCAGCGTATGCGCTGGCATGAGGCGTTACTGATTGCTGTCGGGGAGGTCAATAAAGACCGTTCACCTTATGCCAGTAAACATGCCATTCGTGATGTGCGTGCACGCCGCCAGGCAAATCTGGAATTTCTTAAATCGTGTGACCTTGAAAACAGGGAAACCGGCGAACGCATCGACCTTATCAGTAAGGTGATGGGCAGTATTTCTAATCCTGAAATTCGCCGGATGGAGCTGATGAACACCATTGCCGGTATTGAGCGTTACGCCGCCGCAGAGGGTGATGTGGGGATGTTTATCACGCTTACCGCGCCGTCAAAGTATCACCCGACACGTCAGGTCGGAAAAGGCGAAAGTAAAACCGTCCAGCTAAATCACGGCTGGAACGATGAGGCATTTAATCCAAAGGATGCGCAGCGTTATCTCTGCCATATCTGGAGCCTGATGCGCACGGCATTCAAGGATAATGATTTACAGGTCTACGGTTTGCGTGTCGTCGAGCCACACCACGACGGAACGCCGCACTGGCATATGATGCTTTTTTGTAATCCACGCCAGCGTAACCAGATTATCGAAATCATGCGTCGCTATGCGCTCAAAGAGGATGGCGACGAAAGAGGAGCCGCGCGAAACCGTTTTCAGGCAAAACATCTTAACCGGGGCGGTGCTGCGGGGTATATCGCAAAATACATCTCAAAAAACATCGATGGCTATGCACTGGATGGTCAGCTCGATAATGATACCGGCAGGCCGCTGAAAGATACTGCTGCGGCTGTTACCGCATGGGCGTCAACGTGGCGAATTCCGCAATTTAAAACGGTTGGCCTGCCGACAATGGGGGCTTACCGTGAACTACGCAAATTGCCTCGCGGCGTCAGTATTGCTGATGAGTTTGACGAACGCGTCGAGGCTGCTCGCGCTGCCGCAGACAGTGGTGATTTTGCGTTGTATATCAGCGCGCAGGGTGGGGCAAATGTCCCGCGCGATTGTCAGACTGTCAGGGTTGCCCGTAGCCCGTCGGATGACGTTAACGAGTACGAGGAAGAAGTCGAGAGAGTGGTCGGCATTTACGCGCCGCATCTCGGCGCGCGTCATATTCATATCACCAGAACGACGGACTGGCGCATTGTGCCGAAAGTTCCGGTCGTTGAGCCTTTGACTTTAAAAAGCGGCATCGCCGCGCCTCGGAGTCCTGTCAATAACTGTGGAAAACTCACCTGTGGCGATACTTCGTTACCGGCTCCCACACCTTCTGAGCACGCCGCAGCAGTGCTTAATCTGGTAGATGACGGTGTTATCGAATGGAATGACCCGGAGGTCTTGAAAGTGCTTAATCTGGCATTGAAAATAGAAGCATCACGTAAATGTACAAACAAAGGAGACACACGAGCAGGCATAGTTGGCGAGTCAACCGCGATTTTCAATGTACAGGATGCTGATAATCAACAATGATAGCTATTGTGACTATGCTAACCCTATGAATCTATTGTGTGATTATGAGTAATGACTTTTTCTAATATTTGATTTTTAATGTAGTAACTTAGCTAATTTTAAAATTTGTAAAAGGATGTTTATGTCGATTTATCAAGGTGGTAACAAGTTAAATGAGGATGATTTTCGTTCTCACGTTTATTCCTTGTGTCAATTAGATAATGTTGGCGTTCTGTTAGGTGCTGGTGCTTCTGTCGGTTGTGGTGGGAAAACGATGAAAGATGTATGGAAATCGTTTAAGCAAAACTACCCTGAGCTTTTGGGAGCACTTATTGATAAATATCTTCTGGTTTCGCAAATTGATTCTGATAACAATTTGGTCAATGTTGAACTTTTGATAGATGAAGCAACTAAATTTCTTTCTGTAGCTAAAACTAGACGATGTGAAGATGAAGAGGAGGAATTCAGGAAGATATTAAGTTCATTATATAAAGAGGTTACGAAGGCTGCATTATTAACAGGAGAACAGTTTAGAGAGAAAAATCAGGGTAAAAAAGATGCGTTTAAATATCACAAAGAGTTAATTTCAAAATTAATTTCAAATAGACAGCCCGGTCAGTCGGCTCCGGCAATTTTTACAACAAATTATGATTTGGCCTTAGAGTGGGCTGCAGAAGATTTAGGAATACAGTTGTTTAATGGTTTTTCTGGGCTACATACACGGCAGTTTTATCCCCAGAATTTTGATTTGGCTTTCAGAAATGTAAATGCGAAGGGCGAAGCAAGATTCGGACATTATCATGCGTATCTCTATAAATTACATGGCTCACTTACGTGGTATCAAAATGATAGCTTGACTGTTAACGAAGTTAGTGCATCTCAAGCATATGATGAATATATTAATGACATAATCAATAAAGATGACTTTTATCGCGGTCAACATTTGATTTATCCAGGGGCGAATAAATATAGCCATACAATCGGCTTCGTTTATGGAGAGATGTTTAGACGTTTTGGGGAGTTTATTTCGAAACCTCAAACAGCGTTGTTCATAAATGGGTTTGGTTTCGGTGATTATCATATAAATAGAATAATATTAGGCGCGTTACTGAATCCATCTTTCCATGTTGTTATATATTATCCTGAATTGGAAGAAGCAATTACCAAAGTAAGTAAGGGTGGCGGTTCGGAAGCTGAGAAAGCTATTGTTACTTTAAAAAACATGGCTTTCAATCAAGTAACTGTAGTTGGGGGAGGAAGCAAGGCATATTTTAATAGTTTCGTAGAACATCTACCATACCCTGTGCTCTTTCCACGAGATAATATTGTTGATGAGTTGGTTGAAGCAATTGCTAATCTTTCTAAAGGAGAAGGTAATGTCCCTTTTTAAACTTACTGAAATCTCGGCTATTGGATACGTTGTAGGATTAGAAGGGGAAAGAATTAGGATAAACCTGCATGAGGGGTTGCAAGGCAGATTAGCATCGCATAGAAAGGGGGTGAGCTCAGTAACGCAACCAGGAGATCTTATTGGGTTCGATGCAGGTAATATATTAGTTGTCGCAAGAGTGACAGATATGGCATTTGTTGAAGCGGATAAAGCGCATAAGGCAAATGTAGGCACATCTGATTTAGCTGATATACCTCTAAGACAAATTATCGCCTATGCAATTGGCTTTGTGAAAAGGGAGTTAAATGGTTATGTTTTTATATCAGAAGATTGGCGCTTACCTGCATTGGGTTCTTCTGCTGTTCCTTTGACTTCAGATTTTTTGAACATCATTTATAGTATTGATAAAGAAGAACTCCCAAAAGCGGTTGAATTAGGTGTGGATTCTCGAACTAAAACCGTTAAGATATTTGCAAGTGTTGATAAATTATTGTCGCGACACTTAGCCGTTCTTGGTAGTACAGGATATGGTAAATCAAATTTCAATGCTTTGTTAACGAGGAAGGTTTCTGAAAAATACCCTAACTCAAGAATAGTTATTTTTGACATAAATGGTGAATACGCGCAAGCTTTTACAGGTATTCCAAATGTAAAGCACACTATTCTAGGGGAATCCCCAAATGTTGATAGTTTGGAAAAAAATCAGCAAAAGGGTGAGCTATATAGTGAAGAGTATTATTGTTATAAAAAGATACCATATCAGGCATTAGGTTTTGCTGGGTTAATTAAATTATTAAGACCAAGTGATAAAACACAATTGCCCGCATTAAGAAATGCATTAAGTGCAATTAATCGGACTCATTTTAAAGGCCGTAATATTTACTTGGAAAAAGATGATGGTGAAACTTTTCTTTTGTATGATGATTGTCGTGACACAAATCAAAGTAAATTGGCTGAGTGGTTGGATTTATTAAGGCGTAGACGTCTTAAAAGAACGAATGTATGGCCACCGTTTAAAAGTTTAGCGACTTTGGTTGCTGAATTTGGATGTGTAGCTGCTGACCGTTCTAATGGAAGTAAACGTGACGCGTTTGGTTTTAGTAACGTGTTGCCATTGGTAAAAATCATACAACAACTTGCAGAGGATATAAGATTTAAATCTATTGTTAATTTAAATGGAGGGGGTGAGCTAGCAGATGGTGGAACGCATTGGGATAAAGCTATGAGTGATGAAGTTGATTACTTCTTTGGTAAGGAAAAAGGACAAGAAAATGATTGGAATGTTCATATAGTTAATATGAAAAATTTGGCACAAGATCATGCTCCAATGTTACTTAGTGCATTGTTGGAGATGTTTGCTGAGATACTATTTAGACGTGGGCAGGAACGTTCGTATCCTACGGTACTTTTGTTGGAAGAAGCGCATCATTACCTGCGTGACCCTTATGCTGAAATTGACTCACAGATTAAAGCATATGAACGACTTGCTAAAGAAGGTAGGAAATTCAAATGCTCTTTAATTGTCAGTACTCAGCGACCCTCAGAGCTTTCTCCTACTGTTTTGGCAATGTGTTCAAACTGGTTTTCGTTACGTTTGACTAATGAAAGAGATTTACAGGCACTCAGATATGCAATGGAAAGCGGTAATGAACAAATCTTAAAACAAATATCAGGTTTACCAAGAGGTGATGCTGTTGCATTTGGTTCTGCATTTAATTTGCCTGTAAGAATTTCAATTAATCAAGCAAGGCCAGGGCCAAAATCTTCAGATGCTGTTTTTTCTGAAGAATGGGCTAATTGTACAGAATTACGTTGTTAATTACCTGATGTACATGGCTAGTGCAAGTTGGTAGCGCATGTCTATATGCATTTATTTGCATGTGTTTTATTGAGTGAGCGCACAAGCTTGATGACCCGACAGGTATGTATTTAGACTGAATTTACACCTGCATTAAAACCGCCCCACGAAGCGGGCGGGCGAGGCGGGGAAAGCACTGCGCGCTGGCGGTGGTGCTGATTTTATTTTTTCAGCGTCTGAGCGCGTCGTGATGGCGTTTAGATTGTTCGCCGGGGCGTTGGTGTGTCTGCGGGATGTTTTGTGCGGTGGTGAGCGTGTGAGGGCGTGATGACAGGGTGTAAAAAGCCGCCCGCAGGCGGCGATGTTCAGCCGTTGTCAGTGTCCAGTGAGTAGTTTTTAAAGCGGATGACCTCCTGACCTAGCCAGCCGTTTATCTCGCGGATCCTGTCCTGTAACGGGATAAGCTCATTGCGGACAAAGACCTTTGCCACTTTCTCAATATCACCCAGCGACCCGACGTTCTCCGGCTTGCCGCCCATCAACTGAAAAGGGATGCGGTGCGCGTCCAGCAGGTCTGCGGCGCTGGCTTTTTTGATATTAAAAAAATCGTCCTTCGTCGCCACTTCACTGAGCGGGATAATTTTAATGCCGTCGGCTTTCCCCTGTGGGGCATAGAGAAACAGTTTTTTAAAGTTGTTGCGGCCTTTCGACTTCACCATGTTTTCGCGAAGCATTTCGATATCGTTGCGGTCCTGCACGGCATCGGTGACGTACATGATGTATCCGGCATGTGCGCCGTTTTCGTAATACTTGCGGCGGAACAGCGTGGCCGACTCATTCAGCCAGGCAGAGTTAAGGGCGCTGAGATATTCCGGCAGGCCGTACAGCTCCTGATTAACATCGGGCTCCAGCAGGTGAAACACGGAGCCGGGCGCGAAGGCTGTCGGCTCGTTGAAGGACGGCACCCACCAGTAAACATCCTCCTCCACGCCACGGCGGGTATATTTTGCCGGTGAGGTTTCCAGTCTGATGACCTTACCGGTGGTGCTGTAACGCTTTTCCAGAAACGCATTACCGAACACCAGAAAATCCAGCACAAAGCGGCTGAAATCCTGTTGCGAAAGCCACGGATGCGGGATAAATGTCGAGGCCAGAATATTGCGTTTAACGTAAATCGGTGAGCTGTGATGCACGGCAGCACGCAGGCTTTTCGCCAGACCGGTAAAGCTGACCGGTGGCTCATACCATCCGCCGTTACTGATGCATTCGACGTAATTCAGAATGTCACGGCGGTCGAGTACCGGTACCGGCTCACCAAAGGTGAATGCCTCCATTTTCGGGGCGCTGGCGGTGATTGTTTTTGCCGCAGGTTGCGGTGTTTTCCCTTTTTTCTTGCTCATCAGTAAAACTCCAGAATGGTGGATGTCAGCGGGGTGCTGATACCGGCGGTGAGTGGCTCATTTAACAGGGCGTGCATGGTCGCCCAGGCGAGGTCGGCGTGGCTGGCTTCCTCGCTGCGGCTGGCCTCATAGGTGGCGCTGCGTCCGCTGCTGGTCATGGTCTTGCGGATAGCCATAAACGAGCTGGTGATGTCGGTGGCGCTGACGTCATATTCCAGACAGCCACGGCGAATAACGTCTTTTGCCTTGAGCACCATTGCGGTTTTCATTTCCGGCGTGTAGCGGATATCGCGCGCGGCGGGATAGAACGAGCGCACGAGCTGGAACACGCCGACACCGAGGCCGGTGGCATCAATACCGATGTATTCGACGTTGTATTTTTCGGTGAGTTTGCGGATGGATTCCGCCTGAGTGGCAAAGTCCATGCCTTTCCACTGGTGACGCTCAAGTATTCTGAATTTGCCACCGGCCACCACCGGCGGTGCCAGCACCACGCATCCGGCGCTGTCGCCACGGTGTGACGGGTCGTAACCAATCCATACCGGGCGGGAGCCGAACGGATTGGCGGCAAACGGCGCATAGTCTTCCCATTCTTCCAGCGTGTCGACCATACAGCGTTGCAGCTCCTCGAACGGGAACACCGACGCCTTGTCGTCAACAAATTCACACATGAACAGGTTTTTAAAATCGTCGGCGCTGTTTTCGCGTTTGAGCTGCTCAATGTCGAACAGCGTGCAGCCGCCTTTCAGCGCGTCCTCAATGGTGACAATCTGCCGCCACTGGCCGTCCGCACAGAGAAGCCCACCGGCAAGGGCGTTATGACTGACGTCGATTTCCACGCGTTCGGCGGCGCTGGCGCGTCCCCGGTTGAACAGTTCACCCGACCAGAACGGGTAGGCGTCGTGCGCCAGCGTGGACGGGGTGGAGAAATAGGTCGATCGCAGGTGACTCTGTGAGGCCATACCTGATGCCACCTTACGCAGCACCTGAAAATTCGGGATCCAGAAAATCTCGTCGACGTACAGGTCGCCGTTATGGCTCTGTGCGGTGTTGGAGTTGGTGCCGAGAAAAATCAGTTTTGCGCCGTTATTGCCCAGGACAATCGGGTCACCGGTCAGGTCAACGTCAACCAGCCGGGCAAAGGCGATGATGTATTCGCGGAACACATACGCCTGCGTTTTACTGGCCGACAGAAAAATCTGGTTATGACCGGTTTTCAGGGCGCGCAGCAGCGCCTCGCGGGAAAAATAAAACGTCGCGCCAATCTGGCGGGATTTCAGGATATCGCGGATGCGGTGCTCAAGCCCGGCGCGATACCAGTGCAACTGATATTCGAAAGACTGCTCAAAGAAAATCTGCTCCAGCTTTTCGATGGCCTCGTCGCTGAAAAAATTCTTTTTCGGTTTGCGACGCCCGCCTTTGTTGCGGTTAGCGACGTTCGGATTAAGGTCTGCTTCGTTGCCGGTCTGGCTGTAGCGGTTGACCCGTGCCAGTCGTTCAATCTGGCGTCCGAGCAGGTCAATTTCCTTGAAGTCACCGCCGGTTTTCTGCGGTTTGATGATGAGCTGGGTCAGCCGCGCTTCCAGACTCATTTCGACACGGCTGATGGGGGCAACGCTGTCCCAGCCGTCGCGCTGTTTCCAGCTCTGCACCGTCGGGCGTTTCATCTGCAACATGGCGGCAATCTGCGGCACGGAAAACCCCTGCCAGTACAGCAGCGCCGCCTGACGACGCGGGTCGTGTAAAAGAGTGGTGTCTGTGGTGATGGTCAT